ATGAACAACCCCGAGCGCTTGCCGTCCGAGACGCACAAACCGATCACCGGCTACCTGTGGGGCGGACTGGCTGTGCTGACTTGCCCCTGCCACCTGCCCATCCTCGCTGTCGTGCTGGCCGGCACAACCGCCGGTGCTTTCCTCGGCGAGCATTGGGTCATCGCGGCGCTCGGTTTGACCGGCCTGTTCCTTCTGTCCCTGTCGCGGGCGTTGCGGGCATTCAGGGAAAGAGAATGAGCGCTTTCCGGCCGGATGGATGGACGACGCCGGAACTGGCCCAAGCGGTCGAGCGCGGGCAGCTTGAACTGCACTACCAGCCCGTCGTCGATCTGCGCAGTGGTGGGATTGTCGGCGCGGAAGCCCTGTTGCGCTGGCGTCATCCGACGCTTGGACTATTGCCACCGGGCCAGTTCCTGCCCGTGGTCGAATCGTCCGGCCTGATGCCTGAAATCGGCGCTTGGGTGCTGGGCGAAGCCTGCCGCCAGATGCGTGACTGGCGAATGCTGGCATGGCGACCGTTCCGGCTGGCCGTCAATGTTTCGGCGAGCCAAGTGGGACCGGACTTCGACGGGTGGGTAAAGGGCGTGCTGGCTGATGCCGAGTTGCCCGCCGAGTATCTCGAAATCGAGCTGACCGAATCGGTCGCGTTTGGTGATCCGGCGATCTTCCCCGCCCTGGACGCCTTGCGGCAGATCGGTGTGCGCTTCGCCGCCGATGACTTCGGGACGGGGTATTCCTGTCTGCAACATCTGAAGTGCTGCCCAATCAGCACGCTCAAGATCGACCAATCGTTTGTCGCCGGGCTCGCCAACGACCGCCGCGACCAAACCATCGTGCACACCGTGATTCAGCTTGCGCACGGGCTGGGCATGGATGTGGTGGCTGAAGGCGTGGAAACATCGGCGAGTCTTGATCTATTGCGACAAGCGGACTGCGACACAGGACAAGGCTTCCTGTTCGCGAAGCCAATGCCGGCGGCGGCATTCGCCGTCTTCGTCAGTCAATGGAGGGGTGCCACCATGAATGCAAGTGACTCGACCACCACCAGTTGCTGCGTGTGCTGCAAGGAAATCCCGCTCGATGCCGCCTTCACCCCGGAAGGCGCGGAATACGTCGAGCACTTCTGCGGGTTGGAGTGTTATCAACGCTTCGAAGCGCGTGCCAAGACAGGGAACGAAACCGATGCCGATCCGAACGCCTGCGACTCGCTACCGTCAGATTGAGGCATACTCTAACTTGGCGTCAGACCATCCGGCGCTAAATCGTCAGAATAGAGTTGCCTTCCGAATTGATTGACATACGCCGTCAAGGGTCATAGATTTCTTCCTGACACATTTCCCTCAGGAGGATACCTTGCACGGTCAGCGCATCGGTTACGTCCGCGTCAGCAGCTTCGACCAGAACCCAGAACGGCAGCTCGAACAGATCCAGGTGGATAAAGTGTTCACCGACAAGGCGTCGGGCAAGGACACACGGCGGCCCGAACTGGAACGGCTGCTCGCCTTCGTGCGCGAAGGCGACACGGTCGTGGTGCACAGCATGGATCGTCTGGCGCGCAACCTCGACGACCTGCGCCGCCTGGTGCAGGGCCTCACCCAGCGCGGCGTACGCATCGAGTTCCTTAAGGAGCATTTGACCTTCACCGGCGAGGACTCGCCGATGGCGAACCTGATGCTGTCGGTAATGGGCGCGTTCGCCGAGTTCGAACGCGCCTTGATCCGCGAGCGGCAGCGCGAGGGCATCGCGCTCGCCAAGCAGCGCGGGGCCTACCGTGGCAGGAAGAAATCCCTGTCGTCTGAGCGTATTGCCGAACTGCGCCAACGTGTCGAGGCTGGCGAGCAAAAGACCAAGCTGGCTCGTGAATTCGGAATCAGTCGCGAAACCCTGTATCAATACTTGAGAACGGATCAGTAAATATGCCACGTCGTTCAATCCTGTCCGCCGCCGAGCGCGAAAGCCTGCTGGCGTTGCCGGACACCAAGGATGAGTTGATCCGTCACTACACGTTCAGCGAAACCGACCTCTCCATCATCCGGCAGCGGCGCGGCCCGGCCAACCGGCTGGGCTTCGCCGTGCAGCTCTGTTACCTGCGCTTTCCTGGTGTCATCCTGGGCGTCGATGAGCCGCCGTTTCCGCCCTTGTTGAAACTGGTCGCCGACCAGCTCAAGGTCAGCGTCGAAAGCTGGGACGAATACGGGCAGCGGGAGCAGACCCGGCGCGAGCACCTGGTCGAACTGCAAACGGTGTTCGGCTTCCAGCCCTTTACCATGGGCCACTACCGGCAGGCCGTCCAGTTGCTGACCGAGATGGCCTTGCAGACCGACAAGGGCATCGTGCTGGCCAGCACCTTGATCGAGCACCTGCGGCAGCAGTCGGTCATTCTGCCTGCCCTCAACGCCGTCGAGCGGGCGAGCGCCGAAGCAATCACCCGCGCCAACCGGCGCATCTACGATGCCTTGGCCGAACCGCTGTCGGACGCGCATCGCCGCCGCCTCGACGATCTGCTCAAGCGTCGGGACAACGGCAAAACGACCTGGCTGGCCTGGCTGCGCCAATCGCCCGTCAAACCGAATTCGCGGCACATGCTGGAACACATCGAACGCCTCAAAGCGTGGCAGGCGCTCGACCTGCCTTCTGGCATCGAGCGGTCGGTGCACCAGAACCGCCTGCTCAAGATCGCCCGTGAGGGTGGCCAGATGACGCCCGCCGACCTGGCCAAGTTCGAGGCGCAGCGACGCTATGCCACCCTGGTGGCGCTTGCCATCGAGGGCATGGCCACCGTCACCGACGAAATCATCGACCTGCACGACCGCATCCTGGGCAAGCTGTTCAACGCCGCCAAGAACAAGCATCAGCAGCAATTCCAGGCGTCCGGCAAGGCGATCAACGCCAAGGTGCGGCTGTTCGGCCGCATCGGCCAGGCGCTGATCGAGGCCAAGCAGGCGGGCCGCGATCCGTTCGCCGCCATCGAGGCCGTCATGTCCTGGGATGCCTTCGCCGAGAGCGTCACCGAAGCGCAGAAGCTTGCGCAGCCCGAGGACTTCGATTTCCTGCACCGCATCGGCGAAAGCTACGCCACGCTGCGCCGCTACGCGCCGGAATTCCTTGCCGTGCTCAAGCTGCGGGCCGCTCCCGCCGCGAAGGACGTGCTCGACGCCATCGAGGTGCTGCGCGGCATGAACAGCGACAACGCCCGCAAGGTGCCCGCCGACGCGCCGACCGAGTTCATCAAGCCGCGCTGGCAGAAGCTGGTCATGACCGACACCGGCATCGACCGGCGCTACTACGAACTGTGCGCGCTGTCGGAGATGAAGAACGCGTTGCGTTCCGGCGACATCTGGGTGCAGGGGTCGCGCCAGTTCAAGGACTTCGAGGACTACCTGGTGCCGCCCGCGAAATTCGCCAGCCTCAAGCAGGCCAGCGAATTGCCGCTGGCCGTGGCCACCGACTGCAACCGGTACCTGAACGACCGGCTGACGCTGCTGGAAACACAGCTTGCCACCGTCAACCGTATGGCGACGGCCAACGAGCTGCCGGACGCCATCATCACCGAGTCAGGCTTGAAGATCACGCCGCTCGACGCGGCGGTACCCGACACCGCACAAGCGCTGATCGACCAGACGGCAATGATCCTGCCGCACGTCAAGATCACCGAACTGCTGCTGGAGGTGGACGAATGGACGGGCTTCACTCGGCATTTCGCGCATCTGAAATCGGGCGACCCGGCCAAAGACAAGAACCTGTTGCTGACCACGATCCTCGCCGACGCGATCAACCTGGGCCTGACCAAGATGGCGGAGTCTTGCCCCGGCACGACCTACGCCAAGCTGGCTTGGCTGCAAGCCTGGCACATCCGCGACGAAACCTACGGGGCGGCGCTGGCCGATCTGGTCAACGCACAGTTCCGCCATCCCTTCGCCGAGCACTGGGGCGACGGCACCACCTCATCGTCGGACGGCCAGAACTTCCGCACCGGCAGCAAGGCCGAGAGCACCGGCCACATCAACCCGAAATACGGGAGCAGCCCAGGGCGGACGTTCTACACCCACATTTCTGACCAGTACGCGCCATTTCACACCAAGGTCGTGAACGTCGGCGTGCGCGATTCGACCTACGTGCTCGACGGCCTGCTGTACCACGAGTCCGACTTGCGGATCGAGGAGCATTACACCGACACGGCGGGCTTCACCGATCACGTCTTCGCCCTGATGCACCTCCTGGGCTTCCGCTTCGCGCCGCGCATCCGCGACCTGGGCGACACCAAGCTCTACATCCCGAAGGGCGACGCCGCCTATGACGCGCTGAAACCCATGATCGGCGGCACGCTCAACATCAAGCACGTCCGCGCCCATTGGGACGAAATCCTGCGGCTGGCCACCTCGATCAAGCAGGGCACGGTGACGGCCTCCCTGATGCTCCGAAAGCTCGGCAGCTACCCACGCCAGAACGGCCTGGCCGTGGCGCTCCGCGAGCTAGGCCGCATCGAGCGCACGCTGTTCATCCTGGACTGGCTGCAAAGCGTGGAACTGCGCCGCCGCGTGCATGCCGGCCTGAACAAGGGCGAGGCGCGCAATGCGCTGGCCAGGGCAGTGTTTTTCAACCGCCTGGGTGAAATCCGCGACCGCAGTTTCGAGCAGCAGCGCTACCGGGCTAGCGGCCTCAATCTGGTAACGGCTGCCGTCGTGTTGTGGAACACGGTCTATCTGGAACGGGCTGCGCACGCGCTGCGTGGCAACGGCCATGCCGTTGATGACGCGCTGTTGCAGTACCTGTCGCCGCTCGGTTGGGAGCACATCAACCTCACCGGCGATTACCTCTGGCGCAGCAGCGCCAAGATCGGCGCGGGCAAGTTCAGGCCGCTACGACCGCTGCAACCGGCTTAGCGTGCTTTATTTTCCGTTTTCTGAGGCGACCCCTAGTGGCCTCTCGGCAAAACCAGCCTGTCGTAGAGCTTGTCCATAACATCCCCCTGAACAATGCGTGCCATAGGTTTTGGGCATATGGGCCAATCATTGCTCCCAGCATTGTTGTCGTACTGGCCAGCCTCATTCTCTCACAGCCGGTCCAAACCAGTGCCCAGACGAGGATGCCAGGCTGCTAACGGCTAGCGGGGGCGCAATACCCAGACGTGCGAAACAAGTCTGACAGGGAGGGGAAGCCTCAAGTCACAGGGAGCAGCCTAGCTGCCGCTCTAGGACGGTCTTTATAGTCAATTATAGAGTGATTATAGAATCATTCATTCCGGCTGCCTGATTTGCCGCGACCGGTTCAACTGAAGGATCTTCTGAGGTTGTTAATCGACCTCATTCCTAAGCATCAGGGAACTGTTTGTTCCTACACCTGTAACCCACGTCGGCACCAACCATGTTTTCCTCGCCGTGTAGCAGCGATCGACCTGGGTGACACACGTCAGAATCGCCGCATCGCGATACCCATGTGGTTTTTTAAAATTGTGATATTAATCATATGGATAGAGGGGAAGTGAGTGAATTTTCCCCTTATCTCGGCATGACCCCAAATAGCGCCGCCCGCTTTTTGGATCCCCCAGCCCCTTGGGAGTCCCGGCAGGTCAAGGGCCGCGCTCCCGGCTCGTCGGATCAGCTTCACCGATCCGGCGAACGGAAGCACGGGCGAAGCGAACACTTGACGTAACTCCCCTGAAACAGCCTCCGCAAGGGAGGGAGGGGAAGCTTTATCTCCCCTGCCTCCCGAGCCCTCGGCGGCAAGAGCGGGTTGTAGGGCAGCGCCCTACGATCTTGCTTGCGTCCAGGGTGCAACCCTGGCCGTCGGAGACATGCTTTTGACTGTGCTGAATTCGCGTGATGCGTCACGGGAATGACGCTGGAGGGGTGGGGGTGCTGTAACACCCCCAATTTGGTATCGACTTCGACCCTCTGCGGGGTGTCTCTAGCCGAGTAGCTCTTGCTCGTAGCTCATCAGGATTCCGCGTACTGCTAGCTTCACCTGCCGCTTCATGTCGTCCGGCAAGTGGTCGAAGCGCAGGAATATTGCCCGCAGCTCTTCGGAAAGCTGACGCTCGCTTTCCTCTAACACTATGTCGTCTGCCGATACGGCGAGCGCTCTTGCCAGGGCTCCTATGCGGTCACCTGGTGGCGGCTGTTTTCCTGCTTCGTATTTCTTGATTGTCGCTAGGGGTATCCCTGTTTTTTCGGCAACCTGCTCCTGCGTCAGTCCCATTGTCTTCCGTGCTTTCTTGAGATTTGCGGCGATTGTCATGGTCTCGGCGCTCGGTTCTTGATCGGCAGCCACAAGGCTATCTCCTGTCTAGATTTACAGTGATCATATTTGGTCCTTAATGGTTGATGAAATGGCTTGCGCCATAAGGACCATATCGGATACCTTTTGGTCGCAAATGGCCTCATTGACAGGTTTTCGGATGTCGCCTTCGACCGACCAGCAGAGCAGGATGTTCTACGACTACCTTACGGTAGAGCAGGTGTATCCATACCCGCTCCCCAAGGTGTCAGATACGGGCATCTGCTACTACGACCGGCGAACCGGCGAAACCCTCCGCGATACAGCCCCTGGCTGGAAGCATGAGGGTAGCTATTCGACCCTGATCAAGATTCGCGTCGATGGCTGCAAGCTCCGCGTCGAGGGCAATCCCAGCGCCGTCAATCGGCTCGACAATCTCGACGGCTACCGCTCCCTGGATGACTGCATCGCGGTCTACAACCAAATCCTTCTTGAGTACGGCGACCAGTACGGTTTTTGGCGGTTGCCACGATTCACGAAGTGCACTGAGTGGGGGCTTCGCCAGGGTGATGACGGCACGAAGTCCAGCATGGTCGGCAACGGTGCGCGTATTCGGCGTATCGACCTGACCACGAATCGGACGGTGGGGAAGGGCAACGTGATGGCCTATATCCGGGCGCTCAGCACCCAGCGATATGGCTACAAGAACGCCCATCTCTACGAAGACGGGCTGACCTGTGACTGGAAGGCTCGCGACCACTACGAAAAGGCCTATGCGAAAGGTCCAGCCATTCGCAAGTTCCTGTTTCCCAAGTGCAAACGTAATTTCGGCGAAGAGTCCGCCGAGTTCCGCTATCTCCAACGCCTGGCCGATTACTGCGACGACCAGGGCGTCGTTCGGATGGAGCAAGAACTCAAGAGTGAGTTTCTCCAGGCGAAGCGGCTGGAGTGGTGGGGATTATTCGATGAGCAGCAATTTCAGGCCATTCACAAAAAGTTCTTGGCCATAGACGACAAGCTCGAGGTAACGGCAATGGACTACAGGACTATCGCTGATCAGTTGATCGCTAAGGGTGTTGTTGCTAGCCGTCAGGCGGCTAATGCGACGGCGAATATCGCCCTGCAATGGATGAACTGTCCCGGCATTACGTTTGACTTCAAAAACGCTCAGACCAAGCGCTATCGCGCTCGCTTGAACAAGATCGGCCTGAATATCGCTCAACCCTATGACGTCACTCGCCATAGCGCGGTGATCGTGCGTCGTGCCGAAGAGATCGTGACCAACGATTTCTTGGTGCTGCCGGAGTTCTACCGGCACGCCCCGGTCCAGCGCCATCTACGGTTGGTGGCCTGAGATGCTGCGCGCTGATTTCGACAATATCGAACGCATGCTGTGGGCCGTTCGCAACGGTCGCAGGCATGCTGAGGTGTCGTTCAACGTTGCCCGTTTGTTCGGCTATATGGCGTGCCTGCTTTGTCATGGCGATATCGATGACGCCGTGCATAAGCGCCTGGATGCGTTGCTGATGAACGCTCAGGACTACGCCATGCGTGTTGTCGTCGACCTCGAATGGCAGGGGTGGTCGTGATGCTCGCGCCGACTCTCCAGGCCCTCGCGCTGCTCGCCGGTGCCGCCACCCTGATTCACGCCCTGGGCGTATGGGCTCGGTCATGAGCATGAAAACTCGCATCTTCCTGCGCACGCTGCGCTTCGTTGCCTACAACTGGTGGCTTCCGTTCCTGCTGGGCAATGTTTCCGCGCTGGTCGGCTTTGCCTTCACTGCTGATCTGATCAATGACGCGTTCGTCTCGTCGCTCGAAACGGTGGTGCAATCATGCGCACGGTGAGCTTCCAGGGCGCGACCCTTTCGGGCAGCGAGCGGCGTTCGTCGCAGCTTCGCCAGCAGGTGAGGGCGGCGGTGAATCAGTCCGTGTTGCAGCAGCAAGTCGCGGCCACGCTCAACGCCCTGGAGCAGCACAAAGAGCAGGGCGGCAAGCCCGAAAAGGTCTGGTCCACGATCTCCAACGAAAAGGGCACGCCGTGGGTCGGCGATGTGTTCGGGTGGCCGTGATGGCTATCGAGATCAACCGTCAGTCGTACCTGTCTCTGCGCTCGGCTCTGGAGCTGGAACTGCTCGATGCCGGCATCGACTCGCCGGACCTGCTGAGCCGGCTTATGCGCCACGTGCTTGCGACCGAATCCACGACTCGCGCTGAGTCGCAAACCGTTCGCCGGGCCTTCGTGACGGCCCGTAGAAACCCGCTGCTGGGCGCAATCCCTCAGCACTCCCAGGGGCGCACAAATCGCCCGTATATCCTCAAGAGGAAACCTTAATGCCCTTCGTCTATCTCGGCCTGACCCGCGACGCCGGAACCTCGAAAAAGACCGGCAACGCATACGACATCGCGGTCGTGCACTTCGCCGTCGATGCCACGCAATCGACCCGCCCCGATCGCAAGTTTGCTCTCGGCCTGGAACCTCAAAACCTGCCGATCGCGCCGGAAGCGGTGAGCCAGTTCCAACGCGTTGAACCGCTGTCGTCGGTGAACTTCGAGTTCGAGCCGGACCCTCGGAACATGCAACGCAACCGTATTCGTGGCGTTAAGCCGGTACCGAAAGCGGGTGCTCAGGCGGCGTCGTAATTCGGGCTAATTATTAAGAATCAGGGGTGATCGAAAATGGAAGCGGCAATGCAACTTTTAAGTTCGGTCACTTTTGAAAGTCTCACGGCGGTATACGGCTCCGGGTTTATCTTGACCTTTGCCGCATATGCCGTGGGTTTAAAAGTGGGAATCGTACTAAGTGCGATCCGTAAACTATGAAAGAGGTGAATCATGGCTGATATTTTCGGTGCGGTAGACTTTTCCAGCGTTTCCACCTGGGTCGTAAGTGCCGGTGTTGCGATCATCGGTATTGCGATGGCGTTCAAAGGGATCGATCTGGGCAAGCGCGGCGTTAAGAAGGCCTAAGGGCCAGGGCAGGGGGCTGAAAGGCCCCCTGTATCTTATGGAACCCTCTCAACTTACATTCACAGCGGCGGACCTTGCGCTGGTAGTTCACGCCCTGGTCTTCCATGGCGGGGTATTGGCAGCATGGGCATTTATCGCCGGTATGCGGCAGCGTTTCTAGCATTCGCGTTTTTTCTCTCCTCTGAAGTTTCGTATTCCGCGACTCGAAAGAGCGTCACCGTGCCTAGTGCAAGTCTTGTTGCGCGCGGTGGCGGCTCTCCTTCTGTTTCTGGTCCATCTTTAAAGATTCCTGGCCAGCCTGGTGTTGAATATATCCCTCGGTCTGGCGGCGGGGCTTCTGGTGTTCCGATAAAGATCATCCCGACGATTGATTTCTCTATCCCAAGGACTATTAAAGGCAGTGTTTCTTCGCTCAAGGGTGGAATTGCTGGTGTTGCTGCAACTGCGGCCATGTCAATGGCTCTTGATAGTATCGGGGGCTTTATTGACGAGAATGGCAAGCCGGTTAAGAAAGTAAGTGACGCCCCTTCAGGGGCCGTGGCGGGCGTTTATTACACTAGACCGCCACAAAATGTTGGCGGTGTTTATCTTGATCTTAAGTATGGGTTAACTCGTCAACAGGCTTGCGAATATGAGGTTACTCAGAGTGGCAACTGTGTAATTAGAATTAATGGCATTGTGGGTTCTTCTATTATTTACGCCAATAGTTGTGACCCTGGCGTGTGGTTTAATGTTTCAACTGGCAAGTGCGATAGTTTGTGGAAGCCTGGCGAGCATATAGAGTCGTTGACTGATCCGGATTATGACGATATTACGGATTCGCTGTCTGGTGTGGTTGATCCGAATTGGCTTAAAGATTTGCTAACGGCGACGTGCGAAGGGTCTTTGAATCCTGCCGCGTGCTATGAGCAGATGTCTGAAACCACGCATCTTAGCGGGCCTTCATCGGTAAACGGCCCCAAGACCTCGACGACGACGACGACCACGAATCCTGATGGCACTACCAGTACGACGACGAAGGACACTCAAACTAAGTATGAGATTAAGTATGGCGATAACTATATCGACTATACGGAAACGACCACGACCACGACCACGAAAGACGGTGATAAAACCGAAGAGACGACTACGACCGACACTGATGACGTGACAGCAGAAATTCCTCCCGAAGAGAAAGAGGATGAGGGCGGTAGTTTTGAAGATGCCGAATTTCCGGAAGTTAAGCCGTTCTATGAGCAAAAATATGAGGATGGGTTAGAGGGTGTATGGCGTGACAAGCGCGCCGAATTTGAAGATACGGAATTTATGAAGTTTCTCCAGGGGTTCATTCCGTCGTTTTCGGGGCGGTGTCCGGCATTTGGGCTGGATATGAATATTGCGTCCTGGGCGAACTATGGTTATCAGCAATTCGGGTCTATCTGCTATGTGCTTGATTTCGTGAAGGCGATTCTTATGGTTTCGGCCTTGTTCTTGTGTCGCGCTCTGATTTTTGGGGGTTGATATGGCTGGGGTTTTTAAGTTCTTTACTGCGTTGCTTGCTAAAATTTCTGGGTTTGCAAAATGGCTTCTGCTAGTGTTCGATCAGATATTTAAAGATGCGTGGAATATGATTACGGATGTTCTTTGCTGGGTGTTTGAGCAGACGCTTTCTGTTGCGGCCTCGGCACTGCATGCAATCGCGATACCATTCAACCCGCAAACATATTATGCAATGATCCCAGCAGAGGCGGCTAACATGCTGGGCTATGTGGGTGTGCCTCAGGCTATAACGCTTATTGTCAGCGCTCTGGTCGTCCGATTCCTGTTACAAACTATCCCGTTTGTCCGCTGGGGGTCGTAATGATTAACTTGATCCTGGGCCAGCCTGGTGGCGGAAAGTCTCATGAGGCTGTTGTCTATCATGTTGTTCCTGCGTTGAATCAAGGGCGAAAGGTCATCACGAACCTGGCCTTGGATATGGATAAGTTCAAGGCGTTTTTTCCGGAGTCTTGGCATTTGATCGAGCTTCGGGATTCTACTGTTGAGGTGTTCAACAATGAGAGTGGCGAGGATGAGAGTAGGGTAGTACGCCCGTTTAGTAGGGTTGATCATTATGCGGACCCTTGGCGGCATCCTGATGAAGGATTCGGTCCGCTGTATGTGATCGATGAATGTCACCTTTCGATACCGCTGCGCGGCACGCCTGTGCCGGTTGAAGAGTGGTATTCGCTTCATCGTCACGAACTGGCTGATGTGCTGTTGATCACTCAGAGTTACGGCAAGATCAACCGTGCAATTCGTGATCTTGTCCAGGTCGTGTATCGCTGTAAGAAAGCCACAGCTTTCGGCACCAATGATCGCTATATCCGCAAGGTCCAGGATGGTCTGCGCGGTGAGGTCGTGAATACCAGCATCCGGGAGTATCAGAAACAGTTCTACGGATTCTGGAAGTCGCATACGCGGTCTTCGGCCGCAGGCCAGGAACTGGCCGCCAATGACATTGTGCCGATCTGGAAGCGCTGGCCGTTCAAAGGTGCTGCGCTGTGCTTCCTGATCGTCATCTGTCTGTCGACGTGGAACGTTACGCGGGAAAAGAAGCATGCGCCGCCGCCTAGGGTTCAGCCGGTGGCTGCGAGTGTCGATTCTGCGCCTGTAGGTGCGGCTCCAGCGGTTCCAGCGGCTCCGGTGATCGAGGCCAAGCCTCGGGGGCCTGAGCAGAAACTTCACCCGTTTCAGGGGTTGTCGATGCATCTGGTCGCAACCATGCGCGGCAAGCGCTTTCGGGATGGCGTTGAGGAAGAGTTTCTGGGCGGTTTTATCCAGCTCGCGAACAACGGGCAGCCGGTCAGTAAGGTGTCGTTTGACGACCTGCGCACCGCAGGCTATTCGATCACTTGGGAATCGCCGACGGTCGTTTCGCTGACGTACAAGGGCTTCGATATCGGTTACGTGGTAACGGATATGCCGCTGGTGTCCGCAGCAAAGGACATCGCAGTAACCACGCCTGTGCAGGCGCCTTGA